CCCCTGCTGCCGAGGTTAAGTCTGCTGAAGTAGATAGCTCAGGTTCGTTTAACTCTACTAATACTTTGTTAACCAATGTAATAAATGTTGCCATGTTCTACCTACGTTGTTAGTGGATTATAAATTAGTTCTACGCCTACTGTGGCATGTACTGTACTTGCTGTTCCTGCAGTTATTGTTACTTTATCCCCTGCTTCTAATACTAAATTTATATCTGTCCAGTTTATGTAGCCTTCTCCTGCTATAGATGTTGCACCTGATAAGGCATAATATGTAGTAGCAGATGAATCGTAGTACTCTATCTTAGCTGTTTTGTTACCTGAGTTTACGTTTGCTACGTTTATAAACTTTACAATCCCTTTAAAATTACTAGGACATTCGTAGATGTCTGTCCTGTCTGTGTTTGATGGTGCAGCTCCTGCTGATATAAATGTTGAATCAACCATTGAGCTTTCTATATAACCACCAAGCTGCCGCACCATTGGCAGGTAATAAGTATAAGAATGTTGCAAATTCTTTCAGCATAAAAGAAGAAAGACCTAGGTATAAACAAAACACAGTTGCTATACATAGGAGTAAATGTAACAGTTCTCTACTTATTTCTTGTGTCATAATTAATCGTTAGTTTTTTTAGTTTCTATTGAAATTATTACTTCTTGTTCTTTAGGTATGTCTGCAGAAATATTAATTGCACTTGCAGCACAACCTATTAATCCAAAACCTACAAAAAGTATTACTAATAAGTTTTTCATGTTCTTTCCTTGTAAAAAGTGGGGAGAATTAACCCCCCACCTTAGTTAGTCATTAAGCAAAAGTATCGCCTGCTTCGGTATCACCTATTCCGTCAATGTCAGCAATAAGAGCCCATACTCGGACTTTAGAGTTAACATCTGCAGTAGCAACAGTTACATCTAGTGTATCTGCTGCAGCATAAGTAACAGCGAGTTCAGCGAGAGCATCGCCTGAAGTCATTTGACCTGCACTTTGAGTAGCAGCAGCAACATAAGTTACTGTACCGTCTCCTAGTGCTAAAGTACCTGTACCAGTACCTGCGGTAATAACATCAATACCTGCACTCATTACTATAGAGTTAGCAGGAAGATTAATCGCTTGATAAACGTCACCACTTGTTAAAGAAGTTGATGTTCCATCAATAACGGTTGATTGTACATAAGTTTTAGCAACACCATTACCAGAAACATGTCCAGTAGTGCCTGTGCCGCCTGTTTTAGTTAAAGTAGCCATTAGTTATTCTCCCCTTAATCTAATTTAACGAAAGCTTTAGCTATGGATTCAGTACGTAGTACTTTCCTACCATAAACATGTAAGCCTCGAACAATGTCAGCGAAAGATTCTGTGTCTCTAACAACTTCAGTTTTAGCAATCTGTGAAGCAGTAGATGTACTGCCTTGATGTCCTGCTAAGACTTGGTAAACGTCAGAAGTACTAGCAGCAGGCATATTGTTAGACTTATAAAGTCTAAAGCCATTTACTAGCTGAGGAACTACTAAACCATTTCTTAACTGTGAGTTAGCTTCGTTTAAGAAGTTAGCGTCAAGTAATTTTGAACTAGTTTGTTGTAATTCTTCAAAGAATCTAGGTGAAGCAACAGCCCAACGATTGTCTGTTGGAACGTTTCCGTCATCTAGAAGTCTTCCTAGACGAGCAAGTACGTTAACAGGGTCGATTTCATCTGTTCCGAAACCTGTGTCGATTGAGTTTGTTGCATGGTCTGCACCGTAAGTGTTACCTGAAGTAACTGCTGAAGCGATGTCAGAAAGAACATCTGAATCATAGCTGTCTTTAAGTGCATATGCACCTGCTGACGTTGCTAGTGTTTCAAAATTAACATGTCCCTGTCTTTCTTCAATATCGTCTACTTTAAAAGCAAATGCGTTAGCTTTGTCGATAGTTAATTGAATTTCATCATCGGCTAGGTCTTGTGTATTAACAGAAGCACCTCTAGCATATGATTGGACAGTGATTGTTGGTTCTTTTATTATTCTTACAGTATCACCAAAGTTTTCAATTTCTCCTGTATAGTCAGTGTTGGTAATATCCTCAACAACTGAAGCTTTACGGAAGAATTTAAGAACTTTTTGACTGTAAATCTCAGGTAAAAAATTACCTGAAGGCAGATTTGTATAACCTGCGGAGCTTGATATAGCCATAGTATTATCCTTGTTAGTTAAAAGTTAATAAACTAACGGATTCTGCCCTCTCTTCTTGCTAAGTCAATTTCTTTTTCGTACTTTTCAAATTCGTGAGGTTTCATCCGTCTTATTTCCTCAGATGACCATTCTTTTTTGCCTTTACTAGGTTCCGCTTTCTTTTTAGTAGGAACATAGTTAGCTGCAGAAGTGTCTTTCTGTTTTGATGTACGTTTTATACCTTTATCGGCTTTATACAAGTCTAGTACCCTAGAAGCCCATTTTGCATCGGTGTTGTTTTTAAGAACTCCGTCTGCAATGGATGGTGGTTGTTCTTCTAGCCAACTAATAAACTCTTCATCTGATTTAATAGTCATAAAGTCTGGGTGTGCTCTTAAAAGTTCTTGTTCAGCTTTCTGTTTAGTTAACTGTACTCTTTCTTTCTTAAGTTCTTCAACTTCTGACTGTAGATTCTTAGTCTTATTGTCAGCTTGAGAATAAGCCACGGTTTCTATAACGTTATAGACATCAGGATATTCCTCTTTAAACTTTTCTAGTTCTTCAGGGGTTTTAGGTGGTTTATAATTAACTCCACCACCTGATGCTTGTTTTGCTAAAGTTAAAAGTTCTGTTTCTTTACCTTTAAATTCTTCAATCTTAGCGTCATAGTGCCTTTTTAAATCATCATACCTTTTTTTATAGTCATGTTCAGGTTCTGCTGATTCGGTCTTCTCTACAAAACTGTCTGTCTTTGCCTGTGGAGTAGCCTCTTGCTGAGTATCCTCTTCTTCGGTGTCCACTATGGGTTCGTCTTCTAGTTCGTTTCTGTAAGCTCCTTTATATGGAGCTGATTCTAGTTCTTGTTCTTCCTTTTGGTTTTCTTCGTTCATCTGTACCTCAATGGGGGCTGTTTGCTGCAGGTAGCCCATATTAGTTATTAAAGTGATAGGGTTGCTTTCGCAAGTAGCTATCGGTTAAGTGTTGGTCTTATCACCAACTGACATAAGACCCCTGTTGTTCATATTTTCTAGAACATTGGAGCCTATATATTTCGTTAAATTCTTTGGTATAATGTATTCACCGTTGTGTACATTTACTGGTACTTTACCACCAGATTTAAGGTTAGTACCTGCTTCTTTAGAAGCCCTTTTTACCATTCTTTCTATTGTATCCTTGCCATAAAGGTTTACAGCAGGTTGAGAAAGTACAAAGTCTCCCTCATTTAAATTCATTGGAACGTCATCTGCTCTCATTGAAGGTGGAGCTTTACCTTTTTTGTTTACAAAACCGTAATTATCTGCTTGGTTACTATTATACAACACTTTTGAGGTTTTGTCAAGAATTTTTCCGCCTTTCTTAATTCCCATAGGTATTCCTGCACTAGTGGTGTTAGCTAAAAGTTCTTTAGTTTCTTCTAAACTTAATTTTTTACCTGTATAACCAGACATATCTGTTATTTTGTTTTTTACTATGTAAGATAATTCTCCTAAAAGTTCTTTATACATTTGAGAAATACCAGCTTTATCTGCCATAAACTTTTTACTTCTATAGACACTACCACCATCTGCAGTAGATATATCACCTTCAGCACGACTATAATCTAATCTGTCTAAAAACATTTCTTCTGGTGTTCCTTGTATATCTTTACTACCTATAGTGTAGTATAGCCCATCTCTACCACCATAATGAAATTGTAAATCTCCTATAAGATTCATGCCACTAGTTTCTTCTAAACCTTTTATTATAGGAATTATAGGTTCTCCAACACCCTTAATAAACGCTACATTACTTTCATTAGCTTTATCTGGGTCGTAGTCTCCTTGAGAAAAAGATAATCCTTCAAAATCGTCAAAATCAAATGTATAGTATGCTGTTTTGTTTGATGGTTTTTTCATACCTAGTACAAACTCTAGTGCCATAAGAGCATATGCAAAAGGAGCTGTAGCAGGGTTAGCTAACATGTAACCGTAAGCAGCACTTTTACCAACTTCTTCTGCACCACCACCCTGAATAAGAGCTAGTGTTGCACCTATTATAGCTCCTGCAGGACCTGGTGGTATACCTGCATCTTTAACTAAAAATTCTGCACCGTAAACTCCTCCTGCTGTAAGGGCTCCAGCTTTAAGAGCTTCTTCTGCATCGCCCCCTAAAGCAAGTGTAGTAATAGCACTAGCTGCTGCACCCCCTATAGCTTTCATATGTTTAGAAGCTGAGTTTGCACCTTGAACTAAATCTTTAGCATCATTAGATAGCAAATCATAATTTTCAGACATCATAATTGCATCTATAGCTTGATCTGCAGCTAGGTCTGTTATGTTTACACTAATCTTACTAGCAATATCTGCTACTGATACTCCCCCACTTGCTAAAGTTTCTATAACAGCTCTATTAGAAAAAGCATCTACTACATTAGTTTTAGCAAAACTACCTGCTCCTGCTATTGCAAATTTTTCAGCATCGAACTTACCATCAGGTGTTAAGAAACCTGCAGCTAATCCTGCAAACATATCATCCGCAATATTTCCTAAAGTTATTCTTGTTTCTCCAGGCAGGCTTCCTAGCTGTGTGTTTTTTATTTCAGTAAACCATTCGCCCATACTATCTAGGCTTTGTTTAAAAGCACTTCTTTTTGACCTTTCAGGTAATGTTAAAATTTCATTTTCATCTAGTTCTAAAGAACCTAAGTTATTAACATTATCAGTAGTTACACCATACTTATCTTTAAATAGTGCTTCATTTCTTGCAACAATAATTTCTTTACTTATCCCAGTTTTTTTAGATATTTGATCTAAACTTAAATTTTCTTTTGTAGTAGTAAATTCAAAAGTTTTATTAGCTCGTATTTCATCCCAATTATTAAATAGCTCTGCTTGACTTACAGCTTCTTCTTTTGTCATAAGGTACTTATCAAAAGCTAAATCGTCTTCATTAGGAGCCCTATCTTCATAAGTAAAAACTTCTCCTGTTTTAGCATCTACAAAAGATAAATTTGGTACACTAGTAGTAAATATTTCAGATTCAAAATTTGGAGTGCCATCTTCATTAGTAAGACCAAAAGTACCATCAAGACCTATCTGTGGGCTACCATCTCCGTAATATATAGGGTTTGCAGCAGCTATATACTCTGCATATCCTGCTAAAGTCCAGCCTGCAGGTATGGTTGTTGTTGCACCATCTACAGCATCTTTAACCATATCTGCAGCAGTTGATCCTGTTATAACATTTTCTATTGTCTCAACAGCAGAAACAACACCAGGGTCGGTGTAAGCAATATCATCAGAAGAAGGTCCTGTACCTGCGTTATCAGTAAGTTGGTCTACTAAAGGATCAGTAGTATCCCCCATATCTCCACTACCTTCTGGGCTATACCCTGCAATATCTTCTACAGTAGTGGTTATTCTAGGACTTACATAACCTTCTTCAGGTTTATATGCGTTAGGGTCTACTGGTTCAGGATCAGGAAATTGTTCTTCTAAGGTAGGTAAAGGATTTCTTTCAGCAAACTCTGCAGCAGTTTCGTCTGGTGAAGGGTTCACAGAATAAAAACCTTCAGACGTATCTATATCAGAAGGCACTTCAACTCCACGAACTCCAGAGTCAGTAGATGTAATCATACCTTGATCGCCTTCTGGAGTAGTAACTTGAGGTTCTTCAAAAGTTATTTCAGCTCCAGTTGTTCCTGTTCCTTCTGGTACATCATCTGGTATAGTAGGATCAAGATCAGCTCCTGGGGGTATTCCTACAAAACATTCTTCTTCTTCTTCCATTATTCATCTACCTCATCTATTTTTCTAGGAAATAAATTTCTAACATTACCTTCTCCTAACCTAGGATCACCTTCTGGCAATTTACCTGCGTCTAAGCCTGCTTGGTATCTATCTATTCCTTTGTTTACTTTAACAAAATCGTCTGTTTTTGTACTAATAGATTTTATTCCCTGCTCTAACTCTTCTAGTTTAGCTTTTGAATTTATATCAACAATTTTTCCAGACTCTAATGTATCTTCTAGCTTTTTCTTTCTTAGTTGTAAGTTTTTATAAGCAATAGATTCTGAAACGTCATCTGAACGTTTACCAGTTTTCTTTACTATTAAAGTTTCTACAAAAGCAATAGCTTGATTTATTTTTCTTAATTGATTTTC